GAAGCCCCCCGCCGAAGCAGGGGGCAACGCAACCAGGGTCAACCAGATCAGGCGTTAGCACCGATGCTGGACGATGACTCGATACGACGGAGGCTTGCCTCACGGAAGCGACCGTAACCGCCGAGCCAGTACCAACCGATTGGTTGGAAACGCTCGAGCTTGTCAGTGATCGGACCACGAACGATCTTCGGGAGAGGACCGTTGCCGTCTTGGATTGAGTGTGCCTTGGCAAGAGCCTGACGGCCCATCACCAACGTGCCGTACACATCGATGTTGCCGGCTGATCCTGAACCGTCTGATGCGTCTGCGAACAGAGGCGCACGCGGTGTCTCGATGAAACGGACACCTTCAAAGGCACCGATCTCACCGTTGTAGATCATGTCGGTATCAACATAGACGTGTGGGTCACGCCATGACGCTGCGCCGGTTTCTGAACGGAGGTCATAGGAAACATCGGGGTGGATGTAACCCATGTACATTCCGTTGAACGTTGGCACATTGTCGCCACGAAGCTCGGCAGTCACCTTGCGGATGTCGTTGGCTTCCAACTCGTCTTCAACCTGAACGGTTGTACGAGAAGTTGGGGTGGATGAACCGCCGCCGCCGTAGTTGACATTGCTACCCGCTTCGAGGACGCTACGAACGATGGAATCAAGTGAGATACCAGCGTTGTAGCCGACAACGTTAGCTGCAACCGTGTCAACATCGAGGAACGCTGTTCCACGAAGAGCTGCGGTAGTAAGCACGGCGTTACCGTATTCGTTGAGGGTGACCGACACCTGCGAGTCGGACAGTGCAACTGCGTCAACGTCGACAGTTTCGGTAAGGGTTGAGGTTGCTGCGGCAAGATCATTGAAGATCGTGAATGTTACCGTTGAACCCGGCATTGCCTGCTGGGTAGGGGTAACGTCTGCAACAGCGTCGAACAGAAGCTCTGACCGGAGAGCAAAATATGCAAGCCGGTCAAATGCCGCCTGGTCGACAGATACGGATGATTTCTGGGTATATGCGTCAGCCATTTTAGGGGTCTGCCTTTCGGCTCAGGCTCCCTAACTGAAAGTTAAAGAGCAGATTGTTGTGAACGTGCTTCGGCCAGCAGCATGTCAACTTCTTCAGCAGACTTTGCTTGTGAAATGCGTGTAACAAAATCTACTGGCACGTCCGCTTCCGAACCTGCCGCCATTTGGTTACTCCGATTCCACGTTCCGGCTTCCTGCTTGATGCTTTCAGCCTGCGTGTCTTTCAGAAGTCCTGCTTCGATACCTGCTTCACGGATAGCGTCAGCAGTCAGCTCACCGTCATATGCTTTCACGAAATATTTGGAGATCGGCAAGTCAGGGTCAATACCTGCTTTGACGAACGCCAATTCTCGTGCCGCACTAGACGCTGCATCAGCTTGCGCTCTCAGTTCAGCATTCTCCGCTTCCAGCTGCTTCATCCGGTCGCGAACCGGGTTCCTGCCGTCAGCTTCATCGAAATTGCTGTCCATATGTACACTCCTCTGCCCAATCACTACCCGGAGGCAGGTAATGACGCTGCTATGTCTCCCTTGCGGGGTTCCTGCCCACCGTGGGCATCGGAACAATCATAGCATAATTTATTGGAGTCCTGTGAGTTCTGCGCCTTGACCGGCGAAACCACCACCTTGTTCAAACATTGTTTGACGGGAACGCGCACGTTTGCGAAGCCTTTGAGCTGCTCTTGGGTCCGTTCCAAATACTGCTCCAAGCTGTTCCTCACGGCTGAATTGGTCGGTTTCTGTGATCAGCGGAGTGAAAAGTTCTTGTCCTTCTTCGATTGCGGCGATGCCTGAGCGGGCTTGTTCCATGGTGACACCTTCTTGTGCCAACAACTCTGCTTCCTGCCTGGACAGATAACCTCCACCTTGAACCGCACCAGCAGCAGCTTCAGCGGCTCGAGCTTGGTTCAACAAAATTGGTGTGGCTTTTTCTGGATCTAAGAAATATGCCGCTAGTTGTCCTTCGGTAACGCCATACAAGTTACGCATTTGATTGATCACGTCAGGGTTGCCGAACTGGATTGCTTCGTACCCTTGGTTGACACGTTCAGCTAGTTCTGCGGGCGAAACGTCGTTTGCGATCAAATTTTGGAAGTCTTCGTTACTGTCGTAGAACGAAGGAGGCAAGCCAGATTGCCGCAAATATTGACGGTAAGTGTTCTCAAGCGCAACGTATTGTCCTTCTGACAGGACGTTCATCCCGGCGTTTCGGCGTGCAATGTTCGCTGCAAAACGTTTTTGGTATACGTCTGTGCCACGGATCTCTCCTAGCAAAACATTTTCGTTGACTACGTCGTTGTCTAAAATAAAATCTCGCACGAAACCTGTGAGGTCTTCTAGACCGTACATTTTGAGAACGTCGTTGATGATGCTGAACGCTGATTGTTTTTCTTCGCTGTCAAATGCATCTTCAACATCGTTGTCAAAGCTCGACACGGTTCTGTTCGCAAAAAACTCGTCGGTTGCCATTGTTAGACCTTTCCAAACATTTCAGCCAAACGGTTAGCTGTTGAGTACGCTTTTTCCTTGGCGTTATCGGTGTACTGGTAACCAAACGAAGGTGTCTGCCTCAAGTAGTCGGTCCATTCCGAATACGACATCATGCGAGGTTCATTAGTTTTGGGATCTTGGTATTGAACAGCTTTAATCCATTGGTCATCGGTGAACGTCATCGAGTCCACATCGATTTCCAAAACTTCTGAAGCTTTTTGTTTGTACATATCTGTCAACTGGCTAAACGTTTTTCCTTGGTCAAATTGGTCTGCTAACGCAGGGAACATGCTTTTGCCCAGGTTTAGAGTGAAGTCTTGGAATTTGTCTAGAGATGAAGCTCCGACTGCGATGTCGTTTAGCTGTTTGTTGAATTCGATGTCGGACAATGTGACTCCGTATTGAGCCATCAGTTTTTTCATTTCTTGCCCGTAGTATCCTTGTTTCAGCTCGGTGACACCTTCGGTTCCTCCTTGCAAAGCAAGCATGCCGATAGCGTTAACCACTTGCTGGCTTGAGAAACCTCCTTTGAGCGAGTCTGTAGCCAATTCGGTTAGTTGCGTGTCGGTCAGTGTGACACCGTAGTCGCTTGATGCTTTGCGTAGATTAGCGATTTGTTCTTGGACTTGACGGTTGGCTTCGGCGGGATCTGTCGCTACGAGGGTTTCCCATAGACGCGCGCTTTCTGTAGTGGTTTTCCACCAGTTAGTTTCGGCAAGTTTTGCCATGAACTTGGCTTCGCTCCAACCTTCAGCTATTGATTGTTGAATGAGTTGCTTTACGTCAGGGTAATTGTTGACGATTGCGTAGTACGCAGGGTACATTGAGGCGGCTAGTTCTTCCCAAGTGTCTGGGATGTTGACTTGTGTAACACCTGAACCCAAACCGCCAGTGCCAGTGCCGGTTGATCCAGTCCCGGTTGATCCACTGGTTGGTGTTGGAGGTTGTGGTTCGCCACGACCGAAACCTGCACCGCTGGTTGGTCGACCATACGGGTCAGATGTGTCTGTCCTTGTAATGGTGTCCAGTGAACCTGCATCAGCTGCCGCATACGGGTCAACAGGAACAGTTTCTCTAGCAACAGTGTCTAGTGAACCTGCATCAGCTGCCGCATACGGATCTGAAGGAATATTGGTTCTTGTGACAGTGTCTAGTGAACCTGCATCAGCTGCCGCATAATCTGTTGTTGTTGCAGGAGCTGTCGGTGTAGCAGGAGCTGTCGGTGTAGAGGGAATTGACCCAGCAGAACCCAAAGGAGGAACTTGAAACCCCGGCTCAAAATTTGTGCGCTCGCTATTAGCCGCATAAATGAGCCGCTCCAAACTGTCTACTCCACCATCCCAAGCATAAACAAACTCCATCGAGTTTATGTCATCAGCGGCGTACGGGAAATTACCCATCACCGACTGAACACGAGTCACAGAAGCAAGTTGCTTAGGAGTTAAACCAGCGGTGTTGCCAGTATTGATCGCTTGAGCAGCCCAATCCTCGAGGCCATTGATAAGCATGCCAACATATGAAGCAGGTATTTCATACGGGTTTGGCGGCAGTTGCCCGGTTCCAGTTCCGGTCGGTCCGCTGTCTGGCGCAGGTTGAGGCACGTTGCCGGGTTGAGCCATGCCTGCGTCAGCGGCACCGTAATCATCGTTTTGCGTAGTTGCGGGACGGTTGGCTGTTGTGGTAGTTGCGGGAGGATTAACTGGTGTGGTTGGCGTAATGTTTCCAGGTTGAGCCATAGCAGCGTCAGCAGACGCGTAAGGATTTGGCTGTTCCCTTAGTTGTGCAACAGCAGGAGCAGTTTTTTCCTCTTTCCAGTTTGGTCGCCAGTCAAATTCTGCCGCAACCAAGTCACGCAAAATAGATGTGTAATCTTCTGCGCTTTGCTCGACAGCGGTCAGCTCGCCCGGATAAGCAGGAACAGAACCAGGGTAAGACGTTGGGAACGGTGAACTATTTTCAAGTGCAGGTAAAGCTGCCGACAACTGTTGACGTGTTCCAAGTTTTATTGAACCGTCAGCAAGTTTTGAGTAAAAACCTGTGTCGAACAAAGGGCGTAGTTCTGTCCCTAGCCCTGCATCTTCAATTGCTCGCGCTGTTTTTTCCCATGCTTCGGTCGTGCCGTTAAGGAAGTTACCGTTCGGGTTATAGATTTTTCCGTCGTTACTCCACGGGCTAAACCCTTGTTGGGTTTCGTCTTTGTAAAGTAGAAACGCAGCTCTAGCATTAACTAACGGATCGAACAATTGCGCTCGATCCTCAGGGTTCAAGCTTTTAAGGATGCCCGCGTTAACTAATGCTTGATCCCAAACTCCGTTGATCTGCCACAAACCACGGTCACCCAAAACGCTGTCTCTATTTGCGGATGAACCATGAACAGTCGGATGCCATCCAATAGATTCACGATAAGCAATTGCTACAGCAACAAACAGTTCTGCCCCACGAAAACCAGCGTCATAAGCAGCTTGAGCTACTGATGCGCCAGTGAGAACTGTGTTGCCGTATTCATCAGTTGTATACTCGTAACGCTGGTTTTGAGGAACATCCCAATAATAGGTTCTGCGTACCTTCAGTTCTTCTTCCCACGCCGCCTGTTGTTCTTCTTGTGCCGTCGCCATCAGACAACCCCTCTCAAACCGTTAATTAACCAGCCGACATTAGTTAACGCGTCATACGCAACTTGTTCTTTTGGTGCTTGTTGCGAAATAAAGTTTTGTGCAGCTACATCTACAGACGGAGCTTGAGTGATCTCCATAGCGTTAGGATCATTCACTTGCGCGTAATAGCCACGTTGAGTGTTTTGGAACGCTTGGACAAACGCTTGTTGTTCTGTTGCGGTCAGCTTCCTACCAATGGCTTGCTGTGCAGTGTTGTTAGCGATAGTTGAGATATCTGCCGGAGATGACAACTGAGTAACTCTAAATCCTGCTTGGTCATTAGTTGTTTCTGCGTCTGGCTGATACATCTGAATGTTCTGTATGACTTGAGCGAACGACACGCCTGTATCTTTGGCTGTTTGAAAAATCTTTGTGAACGTTGCGAGGTTGTCTGACAGCGTGCCAGTTTTATATCCTTTAGATTCAAGCAACATCAAAATGTAGTCAAGCTCATCCTGCCTTTCAGGATTTTGTTGCATTGCAAAATATTCTTGCGCTGCGCTTGCACGAGGGTCATAAACAATGACTTCTGGTTTCTGATTGACCGGGTCAAGAATTGGTTGACCGTCCTGACCTCTCAGCACCAATACTTTTCCGTCCACATCAACCATGCCAGGACCCGTGTACTTATACGGCCCATCTTCAGGTTTCCAGCCGGACGGCGCAAAAAGAGGATCGATTGCTAGTCGAGGAGGATAGTTAGTTGACTCAAAGTAACCTAGCCCGCTGAACATCTCGATAAACGGGGCGATCGCCAGCAGCTCCTCTGGGGACATGCCGCTCAATTGATCTACAATGTCATCATATGTACTCATAATGGTTACTGTTCCTCGTCGTAAGTCACATCGACTTCTCTAAATAATACATCGTTCCACATGCGCTCGAATCCCGGATAGGTATCTGACAGCAAGAAACCTGCCAATCTCAACCTGGCACGCAACGGAGCGAATTGTTTTCCAGACAACGGGTTAGTTGTAGGTTGCAAACTTCCACGCTCCAAACGAACAGCGTCAGCGATTTTTATTGCCTCATCGCGTATTTCAAAATACTGTCGTGCGACCATTGCAACTTCGTTGTCTTCCAACACGTCAAGTTCAAAAACGTCGTTTCGTATCTGCTCAATCATCTGTTGATTTTCACCAAGCGTTCGTTCAGAAGCCGCCCACATCGGGTAGCGGTCTTCCAAATCGGTTTTAAGCGCCCTCAAAATCGTTTGTTGAGCAATGTCAGGATTTATGCCAGCTGCACGAACCGCTTCTTGGTAGATAGCTCGAGCAATGATGACTTGTGCAGATTGCTCCTGCATTTCTGGGTCGTCAAACCTGATGCGATCACCACGCAAAATGAGCTGGTTGTATGTCCAACCGTCAAATTCGTTTCCTACGTCACCGGCATACCAGCCGTACATGGTCGGCACAGCGTCCATGATGTCCTTGTTATCGTCCATCCACCGACCAAATTCTTTTGTAGCGGACAAACCTTCAACGTTAGCTTTCGAACCTCCAGCCATAACAAGGTAAGCATCTGAGCCAAACAGGTCAATGAAGTTCCTTACAGCGTTCGTGTAATCTTCTTCTTGTAAACGACGGAACTCTGCACCCAAATATCTCAACGGGACGTTGCTGTCAAACCATGCTTCTACATCATCAATTTCAATCGTTCCTTCAAATTGTGTAGGAACAATTAGCTCAACATCTGGTCTTGCAGGTCCTTGGAACTGTGCCGCAGTGTGAACAAGAAGCAAACCCAACGCCATGCTTTGAGCGTCTTTGTCAAGTTCCCGCATCGACTGCTCATCTCTGGTGTCATACTTGCCAGTCATCTGCAAAGCTGATTTAGCTTCAACTGTGTACTGTGTCATGAATTTGCCGCCGTCACCTCCAGCAACTACAGACACAACTTCATATACTTTCTTAATATACGACGGAATGTTCGAAGAAAGAATGTTTCCTTCTGGAACTCCGTACGGCATCAACATCGCCAACAAATCACGATCCATCGGGACATATTTAGAAGCTTCACCCAAAGCCATCTGAATAGTTGAACCCAAGCCGGGACCCACGCTTTGCAAACCCATGTTCAATGATTGAACATCGTAAGTAAGTTCTGGTTGTACACCCGGAACATTAGTTCCAGGCACACCTCTCTGTGAAAGAAAACCAGCACCAGCAGCCGAACCCAGCACAAACGGCAAAGCTGCTGGGCCGCGCAACGCAACTGAAGCAGCTGAGGTTAAAGCTCCAGAACTAAGAGCGGCTGGAACCATGTATGACTTGTCGCCTAGCGGCAATGAGAACACTGGCTTGCCGGTAACAGGATCTTTATAAATTAAACCACGCCCGTCGCCATCCAAATCTGTTTCTTCCAGTCCTTGGTAAGCGATACCTAAACGACGTGTTCGAGCTGGCTCCATCAACAGACGTTTCGGCCAAGCAGTAATACCTTCCTGCCAAGCTTTAACAAATGGAGAGATGATAGTGAATGCTTCTGCCAAGTTTGAGGACGAAGATACGTCATACAGCAAACGTTGAGTTTCTGACAAAGCAAAACCTTTAGAGGCTGTGCTGACTTCTTCTAGCGTCCTTGTACCATTTTCAGCGATTTTGCCAGTTGCTTTGCCGACGATGTCGTTAAACAGCTCTTTGGAACCGACATAGCGCGCACCCCATCTCGGATCAAAAGAGTACGGCCGGCTTGGAGTGGGCATCCATTGATCAAGTTTCGCCATTTTTTTCTGTGCCGAAGCCAACCGACGGTTGTAACGTGCAGCTGAAACAACTTTGTCACCCACTTTGTAGGAACCATTTGACAATTCTGTTGCACGTTCCAGCAACGTTAGTTCTCTTGAAACTTCAGACCTGTACGCCAAATCCATGTTCCCAAGAATTTTGATTGATTCGCCGGGAGCTAGATCGTCAAGCAACGCATCTACGCTGTAATGATAGTATTTTCTGAAAACAGGTGACCTGTTTAACCAAGATTCTGGACGACCTGCTAACTGACGGAAGAAAAACGTTGTAGCCGTGTCATAGAATTTCATTACTTTGAAAGTTCTCGGATCCAAACCGGGAGCGCGTTGACGGACAGGGATTGTTACCCGTCCTTTCATGACTGGCGGGAAATGGTCTGGAGGTAAACCGTTAACTATCTTGGTGAACTCGTCACCGTAAGATCCAACTGCACCTCTTGTCATTTTTGAACTGACTTCGTAAGGAATAAATGCGTATACTTCTTTGCCTGTGGCCGGGTCAACGAAACGACCGCCGTCTGCACCGTTACGAATAATTTCCTCTAGTTCCGGGTTGCCTTTGGTGAATTTTCGGTAACGACTGCCTACATAGGCTTCGATGTGTTGGCGTACTGCCCCTTCAATCAGGTTCCCTTGTGGGTCGAAAAATTTTGGTTTCCAAACAGGTTGCGGTTCACCTGGCTGTATTGGGATCGGATTGCCTTGAGCATCTACCTCAACCCATTTGCTGCTAGTCAAGCGATATTCTAAATCTTTTAAGGCTTGAACAACTTCTTTGTCACCAGCTTTTGCACGCTTAATAATTTCGTCTACACCGAACTCTGCGTATACGCGTGTTAAACGGTCGTTGGCTAGCAGGAAAATATTGTCTTGGAATGCTTTTAGGAATTCGGGGTCGCCAGGTACTCGAGATGCCCAAGCGTTTGCTTGCCACGACAAAACCGCCCTGTTTGATGCCGCAATTTCACCTGCGATGACTGCGTTAGTGCCTTCAATGTATTCTGTGTACGCGTCGTCAAGGTATCTTTGATCTGCTGCTCTCCACAGATCGCCTTCGAGCGATCCTAGGTGTCTTCCAATTTTTTGGTTAGTTACAGCAGCTGTGATGGTTTCAAACGGGTGCTGTATTCCTCCACGGATACCCGGAGCAAACGACTGGCGAGCCATACTTTCGATCAAAGCACGGTTGATGTAAGCCTGCGATACCAAAACTAGACGTTTGAATAAAGAGTTTTGTACAAAGTCAAGGATCGCTAAACCTGAACGTAGTTTGCCGCCGTTCATCCACTGAATCCAGTTTTCCTCGAGATCCATGATTTCTTCAGGTGTCAAATTTTTTGTTCTAGCTGAAGTGATTCGTCGTCGCGCCGAACGTGAAACTGAACCTGCTTCAAACAGCCAGCGGTACGGAGAAGTTGCCCGAATGATTTCGTCGGGCGGCGGCATATGCAAATTGTGACGCAAATGTTCTGAATCTAAAAACGCCATTCCAAAATCGTCTGGTGTTCGAACCGTTGCCCATCTTCCGTCGCCTGTGGCTTGAGCAAGAATTTGTTTTGTGCCTAACGCGTGCAGGTCAACAGCACCTTGAGCGGTTATATCTCCGAAACGGTTAACCATTGTCAGGGTTTCTTCAAACGATTCAAATGTTTCTTTGATCATTCGGCCGGGAAGACCCATCGAAGTGAATGCTTCTACGAACACATCTTTTAATGCTCCCAGCGTTCCGTAAGTGTCACCGGGATCTGTACTTAAAGCTCGCATGACACGGTTCATCAAGCTTTTGCGGCCTAGTTTTGTAACATTGCCTGCTGCGTCAACTGTGTCTTCTACCGGGATTTTAGCGATGACCAGCCAATCTTCAATATCTTTAGCTGTACGAGTTTTTTCAACATCGTTTGCTAGACCTACAGCGAGTTCTGTTCCAGGTCTGCGAGTAACCCCACGTTCCAAACTGACTGTTCTTGATAGCGGGTTACGGAAAACGTTTTGTTTGACGCTCGACCAACGTGACCAGTTAACATCTTGGGTGCTTCTTAAACCTGTAGCGAAACCCATTTCTTCTTCAAGCACTCGACGGGTTGAAACCGGGTCAACTGCTTCGTCAACCAGCCGTGCTGTGGTACTAACGTCAATGTTAGGAAGAATTCGCCGCATGTCCGAATAGTTATCGGTGTCCTGAATTACTTGAGTGAAATTTCTTCCTGCGCGAGAATCAAGCCATGCGTTTACCCGGCCACGGTTGATGTACGGAGTTCCCATGTTCCGCAAGCCGTTCATTCCTCGGTACAACGCTTTGTCTGCTACACCAACTTTTTCAACTACACGGCCAGCTTTAAGACCTGCAAGTTTTGCTCCTGGTGCTGCTGGGGCGAATGCTTGCAATGTGAAATCGAGCGCGCCGGAAATCAAATGGTATTCTCTTGAACCGGGGTCTGACAGTGCCATTCCTAACGAACGGCCATAGCTCATCGGAACTAGAGCTGTGCCGGTGCGTTGTTTTGGCACTAGTTCAAAACGCTGTTTTTCTTTGTTCCAAACGGTGTGTTCAGGGATGTCAACTCTTTCTAAAACGCCGCCTCGGTAACGCAACGCTTCAGCTTCTTGAGCTTGTTTTGCCTCGCCACTAAGAAAAAATCCTTCTCCCATGTCTTTGCCGGAGAACCATTGACCTAATTCGGTAGAACTAAACCAGCCTTCAAATACGCCGGTTTCAGGTTCGACATAGTATGGTGTTCCAGCTCTTGGGTCATCTCCGTAACCACGAATGGTTTTGTTTAGTTCGTTTACTCCTTGCACGCCTCTTGACCAAGCGTTGTTGAGGCTGTCAGGAATGAACTGTAGTGAAGCCATACCGAATCTGGATGCGGCTTTAATTTTGTCGTACGTCGGTTTTTTGACAAGTCTTTCAAACCAGTTGGAGCCTTGGTTTTGTTGCTCTGCGGCTTGTTGTTCTTGAGCCAAAATTTGCAGTTCTTGATCTTGCAGCTCTAAAACGAAATTTGCTGCCGAGTCAATATCCCACAGACCATCAGCAGTTGACTGAGCAACATCAGCAAGCAGTTGCGGATCAACATTTGGGGCGACCAACAAAAGATCGTCTAATGCCAAACCCAAAGGTTCGCTAACAACCTCACGGTACTCTTGATATTTTTTACCCGATTCAGCTATCTGGTTGAGGATGTCTTCTTCTTCTTCAGGTGTCCAGTCGTGAATGTCACCGCTCATAGATCGTAGCCAATCATCCTTTGAATTTGCATGCGTAAACGGTCGCTAGGGTATATGTCGTACAACGCAAGCAACTTATCTCGCAGAGATGAATCGGGAAGCAGAACGCGTGGCATGCCTGCCTGCATCGGGCGTGCGCCCGGTCCAAAAGGTGCGCCAGCTGTAATAGGTTCTGCTGGACGTTGAGTTGGTCCTGTCAAACCGCCGGGTCGAACACGTTGAGCTTGCACTTCTGTCGGCGGTCTTCCCGGGCTAATCATCTGCTGTGAACGTTCTTGTGCAGCTCCCTGACCGTATGTTTGTCCGGTGTAACGAGCTGAAGAGGTAGCAGAATTTTGTAGATCGGTACGGTTTGCGTAATCTGCCATTGTCAGCCTCCAAGTTGTGCAAGTAGGGCTTCAATACCGCCGCCGCCGCCAGGAGGAGCCATAGGTGCTTCAGCACCCATACCTGGCATCGCTAAACCGGGCATACCTTCAGGTGCGCCTTGAGGTACTTCTGCTGCTTGACGTTCACGGGCTTCCTCGTCAACTTCTTTTACAGCGTCAAACAACGATTTCTTTTCCAACATCACTTTCTTTGTAAGCGAAGCTAGGTCGGCAGGTTGGTACGGACCCTCTGGGTTAGCGGCTTGTTGCTGGATGGACGCTAGCAATGCGGCTTCAACACCTTCGGCGGTGATGCGGTCACGTTCTAGTTCTGGATCACCGATCATCGGGTCGGCTTCACGGGCAGACTCTTTTGACATCATGCCAGTACCCATGCGTTGTCCGAGGCCGATAATCAAGTTGTTTACGTCGGAACCAGATGCCGAGTAAGAAACGTAGTGGAAGTCGGTTTCCCAAATTTTGTTCGGGGTGTAGTCAACTTTGCCGGACTGTGCGCGTCCAGGCATGAAGAACGATTTGGGTTGCGAACCAAAGTAGGCTTTCTCGATTGCGATAGCGACCTTGTCTTCTTCCAACAGCGAGGATGCGAACAGGTCTTGCGCTTCTTGAACCCGGTAGTCAACAACTGCGGACAGCACGTTTTCCCCACGGCGACCAGTACGAATGTTTGTACCGGATTCGCCACCAAACTCTGCCGGAATTGCACCTTCCAAACGTTCTTGGCGTTCAATACGGTCAAGCGCAATATCGGTTTTGTAGCCAGGGTTAACCTGTTGCAGCTGAAGGTCGCCACCTTTGACAATGCCCAGCTCGCCACGTTTGCCGTCAGCCAACGCAATAATCTCAGGGTTTTCGCCGGGGCGGGCAACCAGATATTCGTCTGGGAAGATGCCTCGCTCAATAGCGATCTCTGTTAATGCTTGCAGACGCGCACGGGTGTAGAACATTCCGAGCATGTCATCGAATTGGCCTCTTGGTGTGTCCAACGTAATGCGTTGCGGGATAATGACAAGCGGAGTATTTGCACGGTTAGGGATACGTTCCAGCTCTAGCACTTCCATTCCAGCACGTTCAGAATGATGCAGATTTGGGTCGTCTTCTGCGCCCAACACACCAATCACAATTTCGTTCTCGCAAACATATTCAAGCAACGTGAACTGCGTGTCTGGTTCAGGTCGGCCAACCCGCAGCCGGCCATCAACCTGTGGACCGTACATCTGGATCAGCCACGAGTACGGTTTGCGGTAAGTGAAGATGACATTCTCTGGGACAGGGTTGTCTGGGTCTTCACACGGTGCGGCGTAGGTGTCAAGCGGATTACGCAAATGCCACTTAGGTGCGTTCGTGCGGAAACATGGTTTCACTACAACAGGTGACATCGAGTAGCCAAGCAGATGCCTGGCACGACGACGCAACTTCATGTTCATCCGGTTCTGATCCCACATTGACAACATTGCTTTATGACGCAATGAAGCAAGCTCTTTGGATCGTTCCGAACCTTCCTTCATTGGAGGGAAGTACGGGTTCGGCATTGTGGAAGCCACACGCATTGACATCTGGTCAAGGCCAACAGACAACAAGTTGGCAACAGAAGCTTTAGCGTTCTTGTCCAGTTCGTTCAACGGGACAATAATGTCGCCTCGAGCCAGCTCTCGCACCTTTAGCATTTGGTCGTGAACTGGTCCTAGCAACCGGCGGCGATGGTTGTACATCGCTACAATTTCTTCGATAGTCCTCACGCGCACTCCAAAATAGTTGACGGTCTTACGCTAAGGATACCACTAACCGCAGCAGTGATGTTTTAATCCGCAGTGTGGGCATCGCCACCGGGTTGCTACAGGGTCGAACTGTTTAGAACAGTTCTCGCAAATCACCGACTATCTGACGCGACGGCGTGACCGACTGGTTGTGCGCCCAGAACCACGCCCACTCGTGTTATAACTTCCCACACTCATCCAAGCAGCCATTTCGCTACCGGCCAAATTTTCCATTCGCCTTCTATTGCGCTTCGCTTGTCCTGCGGCTTGTGTCACGCGGGGACGCCTCCGCATACGCGCCCACGCCTCGTATTCGCTTTCTTTTTTTCTTGGCATGATTACTCCAATTTGTGTTTGCCTTTGCAAAGTATATCACTAAGCGTCAAGCAGAAAAGAGGGTCGCCACATGCGGGGCGGTAACTTCGGTTGCGTCAACTTTGGGGCGTGCAGCAACATAAACCACAACGCCATTGCCAAGTCAGTCCCCTTCTTCTTGTCACGAGTCCACGTTTCCAGCTCTTGCACCAACGCCAACGTTTTCCAATTGCCTGACATTGACGGCAAACGCAACGACCCTGCACGAACAACCGGAGGAATCAACGCTTCTAAACCAAAGTTTTCATCCAGCTTGTTGCGGGACGTGGTGTGCGGAATCACCAAAACTTGTCGTAACGCCTGCCAACGTCGAACAAAATCGTGTGCCAACAAAAACCGTTGAGCTGCGTTAATTTCAACAACAATATGGGACACCGGATACCCCATGTCTTCGGCACGATCACACCAGTCGTCAAGAATTCCGGTATATCGGCCAGTGGACATATCGTAACCGAGCAGGTCTTCGGCTGTAAGTTTGGTGCGTTCGATATCGACAACGTGATACAAATCGAGATCGGGCTGGTAGATGGTCCAAATAACCCCCCAAAAGTTTGCTGGTGAAGGGTCAACCGAAATGATTGACACCCACGGCGGTTTCAATCCACGAGTAATGTTTCCTGGGAAACGGTCACGGTCGATGCAGCCGGGGTATTCCACGCCGTCTGATGCGATGCCGCCAATAATTTGTGGGCGTTCAACAAGCTGGTAATCCAGATCGATATCTTCTTGCTGGTAGACAACCCGAAATTTTTGTGGCTGGTTGTATCGAACGAACGAAAGGTCTTTCCACGGCAAACGAACAGGGTCAAGCAACGGTCCTTCCGGCCATGCCGGTGCATCTTTTCGTCTTGACTGTTTGCCGGTGTCCAGCTCTTCGTAATATGCTTTGTAAACAAGGTGATGGTACTTTGGTATCCGTACCGGGTCAGCTAACGCATCTTCAACAGTTGCGTCTTCACCGTCATCTTCTTCAACGTCGTCGTAGGTGACTTTATCTAAACAATGTTTGTACAGGTCGCCGGGTCCAAGCCGCTGGCCGATCACGTTAACTAGCCCACCGGGGTCGCAACGTGCTTCTGCCATCGAATCCCAACGTTCAAGCAGCCGGTCACGGGCAACAGATTCCTTAGCGTTCTCTGGTGAAGCAACGTCGTCAAACAAACATAAGTCAGCACGGTGACCAATGAACTCCGAATCGATACCGTACGCAGAAACTGTCGGTTCTTTATTGTCCAAACCGCCAGGAATGTACTGTTCAACAACGAATTCTTCAGCTCGCCACAACGAACCGGAAGCCAACGGTTTGAATCTGCCGTAATCTTGCGCTAAACAGCCTTCCGCATCAATTGCTAGACCTTTTTTGACTTGTTCTGGGTCAACAATCAACGCTGTTGGGCGTTCCAATGTTTCTCGGATACGCCGAGAATACATTTTGGCAAGAGTTTGCGAGATCGAGCCGATAAGGACTCGGATCGCACGGTTCCTTACGATACACCAGACTGCTACGTCGTGAAAAAGGGTAGATTTTCCGGCACCAGGTGGGCAGTTCAAAACCAAAAATTCTTTTTCTTCGGACTCGAGGTGCTGAACAATTTTGTATGCTGCGTCAACCTGCCAAGGTGACGGCACACGACCAAGATAAACACGTCGAAAGTAGTCGAAATCGTCCCATCCACGCTTGGCGCGTTCCGAAAGACGCTCATAAGGGATAACTGGAGGAAGATCGCCAGCTTCGTCAATCATTGCACGCAGCTCACGTTTCTCTCTACCAGAATTAGCGTTAGCTTTTTTTACCCCAAGGTCAGCTGCGGCTTGGTCAGCTTCAATTTTGCGGCGATTCGCATCCCACTTCTGACCAGTGTTGTAATGGATGCCAGCAATTTTGCATGACTCCTTAATCGAGATGCCTGCCGCACGCGCCTGCCAAAATCTGGCTTTGTCCTCAGAAGGTATGTTGCGTCTACCTGAACGATCAGTCCCTGACATTCACACCATCATACACGGGGAGCGGAGCCGGGAGGAAGGGGATACTCCCAGCCCGCTCAACCCGCATACTGTGGTGTAAAACGAATATACCACGCGAATGGTGATATAGTGCAACTCGAAGGAAGAAAGGGAACATTATGAGTGCAGAAGCTGTCGGCTTCGTGTACAGGTACTCGCCGTACACCGGAGCAACATTCGCCATCCACTTGGCAATAGCAGACACCGTATCCGACCAATTCGACAACCAATTTTGGATGTCCACAAACAACTTGGCAACAAAAACCCGCACAACAAGAAGAACCGTACAAAAAGCCATCGACCAACTCTGCGACGACTTCTTCATCACAAAAACCCGGTCAGCAACCCAACACCACCCAGCAACCTACAAATTTTTGATGCCGGCTGTGGATATCGTCTACGAAACAAGCTCAGGGGCGCAATCTGTGCATCCAGAGGCGCAATCCACGACATCCAGGGGTGCAACCAGTACGCCCAAACCCAATAGAACCCAAAAACCCAAACACTCTTGCTCACCTGACGGTGAAGCGTTCGAACAATGGTGGCAGCTCTACCCAAAAAAACTGAACAAAGAGAACGCACGCAAAGCCTGGAAAGCCCACACCAAAAAAACCAGCCCACAACACATCATCGAAGCCACCCGCAAACAACTTGCCACCCCAAACACCGCACTCAGCACAGAACCCCAATACATCCCCTACCCAGCCTCTTGGCTAAACTCCGGTGGCTACAACAACGAATACGAAACCAGCAACGAAACACCCCGCCCATACGACCAACCAGCACGCCCACAATGCCCAGCATGCGACTCCACCGGCTGGATCAGCTTCGAAGACGACAAAGGTCGCTACTACGCCACCCAATGCACAGAATGTGATGATACAATCTAACCACCGGGCCACGCAGCCCGCTCAGGTCGTACCCTCGTAGCACAGGGCGGGACGCAACCCACGGAAACGTGGTCGATCTCTCATGCGTAAACGACGATCCCATAGGAACTCTCGCTAAGGCACGAAAACGAGAGAGGCTCGAACCGGCAACGGCGAAAACAAAACACCAAACGTGAAGCTCCACGACAACGAGCGGGAATCCAGAACAGCGGCACCTGGATGGGGGACAAAAACACCCACGCAACAAAACCCCCAACCCAAAAACAACACATATCCAAACCACATAATACAGGTATAGCAGGGGGGTCGCCTCGGCATATCCCCAGTTTGTCCACAGGCTGTGGATAACCATGTGGGTAACCTGTGGAAAACGTGCCGGCGGGTGTGGATAGTGAAACACTGCCACCCGGACGGCATCCCCACCCGGCGCAGTAAACTCCGGCGGGGCATCCTCCACCCGGATGGGTGGCGAACATAAGCAACGCGCC